GTTGGAGATATTGTTGCTGTTGATAGAAAAAATAATACTGAATTTGCTTTAGTTAAAGGACTGCTTCCAGAAAGGCCGGATATGTTTTCAATCGGAATTAGACTGATTGGATCAAATCAACCATTTGAAAGCGGAGGTTACGGACACAATACTAGCAAAGATTCTGTAATGAAGCGTTTCTTTGAAAAGGAACGGAGTAGACTTCAAGATATTGAAATTAAAAATCAATACTTCCAGAATATTATTAACGAAGAGGAAGGCAGGGTTTCTGCTGTAGAAGCTAAAGAATCGGAAAAAAAACAGCAGGAGCAGGAGAAACAAAGGCAATTTAATGAAGAAAAAGCGGCATATGAAGATGCAATATCTCAAGTTAAGATTCCAACAGGGAAATCTGAGACAATGCGATTCACCGCGCCAGACGGTTCAGATCAGGCTTTTGAATCAAAACGATATGGAGATGTTGGAATAAGAAAAGTAACATCTGGCAAGAATTCGCTATACAATGTGGATCATTGGCATTCTGGACTGCGTATTATGCAGTTTAATTCTTTGTCTGAAGCCAAGAAATTCACGCAAGCAATCATTGCATCTGGAGCGGACATTTCTAAAAAAGACATTCAAGAATCTGAATTAGAGAAACTGCGACCAATTGCTAGATACTTTAGGAGCGGAGAAGTGGTTCCATCCCTTCCATCGCAACTCACTCCCGCAGTATCGGAAACAATAACAGAGCCAGCACAAGCCGCAGTTACAGCGCAGCCAACAGAGTTTGGATTTGTTAAAGACATTGATAGCACAAAAGAAAATATTAAGAAAAACCTAATTCGATTTGCATCCGGCATGAGTGGATTGAGCGATATGCGGCGAGGATCATACGCTCGCGCTGGACATAGGAATTACGGAATTGGATTTGATGTTGGTTTGCTTTCTAAAAATACTATCAATGAATTGGCTAACTTTATAGTAAACTTGGATACGCAGGTATTCATTGACTCTGGAGCATTTAGTAGTTTCAAGAAAGCGATAAAAGAAGGCAGGACGGTTGAAGCTCTTGATTTTGATAAGATACTTGCAAAGTATGATGCAATCATTGACGAAATTGATAAGGCTAATGCTGTTGAGAAAACTGATTATCCTCGTCCAATGCTTGTTATGCCGGATGTTATTGGAAATCAAAAAGCATCATTGGATTTGATTGATAAGCATAAGAATTGGATAGCAACATCTATATCAATGGATTTAAGCGTTCCGATTATTCCTATTCCACTTGGAGAGTTATCACTATCTAATGCATACTCAAGTATTATTGATATTTTAAAAACAAACACATTAGGTATTGAAATTGATCCAAATAAATTTGTTGTTGGAATTCCATCTAATGCAGAGGCGATAAGCAGGGACAAACTTGCTGAATTTTTGAAACAATCACAACCGCCAAGAATTCATTTCCTTGGTGCTGCCGCTGATAAAAACATATCTCCGTTAATTGATGTTGTTGCTCAGAATTCACCTAATACACAAGTGACAGCTGATGCGAGCAAGGTTAGATCAGCTATCCTTAATGGGGTTGCAAAAGGCAAAACAAGGCAGCAGGCTATCTTTGATGCGCTTTATCAAGAAGATGATCCTAATATTGTATTGGAGTCTATAGGTAAAAATCCAGAGCAATTAACCCCAACAGAGCCAGCAGCGCAGCCTACTCCAGCAACTCAACCAGAAGGCATCGCAGTAGGCAACCGAATCAAGTTAGGCAAGAGTCCACAGACATATATCGTAGAGGAAGTGCTTCCTCAGACCGAATCAGAGAAGGCTAACAAAGATCAGTATTACTCTGTAAGGAGCGAGAGAAAGAACAAAGATGGAGAATATGATGTGCAGGCTGTTCTGAGAAAGGACATGAAACTTGTAGGCGGGAATAAAGCGTTGAAAATGGCAGCAGAAGTTATCCCCAACCAAGAAGCTGTCACGCCAATTCCAGAAGCAAACCGCTACACATACGAAGAAGCTGTAAGGCTGGTTGACTCCTACTTCGACAAAGAAGGAATACCGGAAGGTGTAGTTATCGTAAACAATACTACGGAGCCAGACCTTGAGATGAAAGCCGGATATTTTGTAGATCGTGGGCAGATCGTAATCAACCTAGCGTACATCGCTAAAGGCGAGAGCCTATCTGATATTATCTCACACGAACTTGGTCATTACATCTTTGGAGATCCAGAGTTCCAAGCTGAATTCAAGAAGTTCTGGGACTTAATGACACCAGAAGAACAAGCTGAAGCTGATAGATTAATAAACCAATTTTATAACGCAGAGACTAGTGCGGTGCAGATGGAAGAGAAGCAAGTACGCGCATTCATGCAGTTAGTTCAAGAGGGCAATGCTCAACCACAATGGAGGCAGCTTCTGGACAGCATCAAACGTTGGATTAACAAGTATCTTAAAACAAATTTTCAAGTAACTGACAGAAACGCATTGGCAGTCCTTGCTGCTGCACATAAGCGATTCAAGAGCGGTGAGCGTATCATCCGTGAGATTGATTCTGGTGTGCTTAAAATGGCGGCAGAGCCAAAGCGTGAAAAGGTTGGTGGAATGAATATCGGTAAAGCAATAACAACTCCACCTGGCATTACCAAGATGACGCAAAATGTCATCAAAGCTAAATTCTTCAATGGGTCTACAATATCAGATGAGAATACAGCATTAGCATTTGGATACATCCAGCAACTTCTTGATAAGAAAGACAATAACGGAAACAAATTTGCTGGTCTTGTAAACAACATTGTTGATGACGAACTTGTTGCTCAAACACAAGAAATGGTTGACTCTGGAAAATTTACAAGAGAAGAAGTTGATTTTGAGAAAAGAATGGGAGCATCATTGCTTAGGGTTGAGCTTATGAATTACGCTTCGAGGCTCGCTGCTCAAGGTAATGTTAAAATGTTTAAATTACTTCGTAGAAAAATAAACAGCATCCCATCAGATGAATATGCTGGAGGGTTAAGTAAGGAAGGAAGATCACTTAACACTGCAAAAGGATATGATATTTCTGGATACAATACATTTAAGATAGAACAAGAAAGCAATGTTGATAGACTTGCTGCTGCGCTTTTTGGAACAAGTAAGCCAACGGAAGAACAGCGGAATATTGCTCAACAGGCATTGGAAGATTCTGAAGATGTAGAGTATGGTTCCGCTGAAGAAATTGCGACTGCTATTGAAGATATTGAGAAGCGAACTAAACGTAATGTTATTAAGAATATTGAAAATCAAATCAGTGGTAATATAGAGGGGAAAAGAAATGCTGCTCTTGAAAAGCAAAAGACAAGACCTAAAACCCCATCTAGCGTAGAAAAACAAGCTCAATCTATAATTGACGGTCTTGCCAATCAAATGTCAGATACTCCTGCATTTGCAGAAAAACAAGAGAACTTGGTAAAGTCTATTGTTCAACAAGACTTGAGGCAGAGGCCGGATATGAAACGCAAGCAGCCTTGGACAAGCCAACTGACGGCAAAGCTTATACAGGCCGGAGTAAACGAAACTCAGGCTCAAACAATCTCTGACCTCGTATGGAGGCAGCATGAGATTAAAGCAATGGATCGTCAGCTTAAAGAGCTCCAGACGGCAGCAGAGAAAGGATCTCCTGCAGTTATCATCCAACGCATCAAAGACACTCCACTTGCGATGCAGCAAGAACCCAACTGGATGCAAAGCGTAATCCGTGAATACTTGGTTGAGGCAGGGTTATCAGAGAATGCGGCTAAGACGGCAGCGAGGCTTTATGAAAGCGTTATTTCTGAAAGATTCGCCGAAGCAAAGCAGAAAGCATTTGAAGCAGCGCTTAACAAGTCAGCACCTTGGAATAACTTTCTTTCCAGAAATGTTAAGCTTGGTAAGGACGCATTGAAGAAGATTCAAGAAGCAATCAGAACTGGAGTACTTGATCCTACGCAGACTACAGAAAGCATCATTGCAAAGCAGAATGGATGGTCTGGATTCAGCAAGGAACAGCTAACTCGCATTGTCCAGTTGGATGACATACTTTCAGATAGTAATGAAAATCAAGTTACAAAAGCTGAAGCAATGTCTGAACTGAATAAGATTATTGTAAAAGCAAAAATGCCAGTAAGATTTAAAGACGCAATAAGTGCATTCTATGTTGCTCAAGCATTATTAGGAATCCCAACATTTTCAGTAAATATATCTGGACCAGCAGTATTTGCACTTCGAAATTTAACTACAGATGTTGCGAGATATGCAGCCACTGATCCTAAAAATATTCCAATTGCATTTAAAGGTTTTATGAATTCTATGCAAAACTGGTATGACAATACTGTGTATGCGTTTAAAAATCAGATTTATATGTCTGGTGAAGTTGAATACATGCAGGGTCAAAACGTGTTGAGCGAGTTGTTTGACAAAGGAATGGCTCAGTGGGAAAAAGGCGAATATGCAAATGGAATGGCGAATATGCTTGTTGGCATGACGCAAATCACAGGGCGAATTCTATCAGCGCTAGATCAAGGAGCAATTGCAATGATGGAGAGCCAAAACATTCCAAGGTATGCACTTGATGCAATGGTTTCTAATAAAATGATTCCTAAAGAAAAACGCAAGGAAATTGCAAATATTGCTCTTTATGGACGTAGCCTAATTAGGCAAGATTTGATAGCATCTGGAATGTCACCGGAAAGAGCTGGAGTCCTTGCTGATCTTCAAATGCGCTCTGAATTGATGGGGGCACTCTCAGAGTATGGCATCAGCAAAACGGAAGTACTTGATGCTTCATTGAACGATGCGCTACAATCCGTTGGAAGGAATCGTGTTATTACAACAGAAGGATTTAAGAAAGAGCGCAATAACCTGCGTGATGCCGGAATAACATCTGGGCTTGCAATTGGCTTCCTTGAGAACCTTGCATCAAGCGCAAACAAGGGAGGTCAAGCGCAACAAGTATTTGCTAAAATGCTATACGGATTTGCGCTAGTTCCAGCTCGCGTTTTCTCTACAGCACTATGGTTTAGCCCAGTTGGATTTGTTAGGCTTGGCGTTGATTCATTACTAAAGAAAGCTGGGATTGAATCACGCTATGCAATGTCACTTGCAACCGACCTTCAGTACAAGCAACGTGTTTATGAGGCAATTGCCGGAACTGTTTTGTTAGGCGTTCTTGCATCATTAGTGAAAAGCTCAACAGATGATGAAGATGATGAGTTGCCATTTAAGATAGAGGTTACAGGTAATGGTCCAAATTATATTACTGATCCTCAATATTATGATTCATGGAATAAGAAACATAAGCCAAGTGAAGCTTCAATTTATTTTGGTAAAACAAAGTTTAGCTTTAATATAAATCGAGGCGGTGAGGCTATTTCTATTCCTCTTATGATTTTGGGCGCATTTGATGATTGGAATATTAAATCAAAACAAAATTCAGCCAAGAATTCACCAAAAGATTTAGAGATGGCAGCGGAAGTATTGGGCTCTGCTTTCTACGCTTATGCTCAACGTGGGCCTTGGGCTGCATTTGGAAGGCCATTATTTGATGCTAAAAAACAAGACAAACTTCTTCCAGAGTTATTTGGTAAGGCGGCATATTTAGGCAAAACATTTGTTCCAGTTTTGGGGACTTCACTTGCAAGAAACATATCTGATTTCATCAATGATCCAGTTGATAAATCTTCTATTCAAGGTGCTATTTATGCAAACACTCCAGTAATAGGACCAATGCTTGGAACAAAAGCACTCAATGCACTTGGACAACCAATTAGAGGAGATGATTGGAACGATAAACTATTTAAGCTCGGCGCTCCACTTGTATTTTCATTCCCTAAAAACTCACCAGAAAACGATCTCAATACATTGATCCTAAAGAAAGGTGACGGGCCAACAATCCCAACAAGGACAAATGCACAGAAGAAATTCGGTGACGTTATGACGGATAAAGAATTTGAAACATATGTACGTGAGTATGGTCGAGTTGTATCAGACAAGATGTTCAAGAACAGAAAGAGACTTGAAGGTATGGACTCAAAGAACTATACTAAGGAACTAGACAAATATGTTAATGGATATTCAATCGATGGGATTAAAGTTACGGGAGCTTCTGACATGGCGGTTCGCGCTGTAAGAAAAACAAGGAACCAATGATTGAATACGAGTACATTGATAAGTCAACATCGCCTAATGGTGGATGGAAGATTAAAGTTCCACAGACAGGCATTGAATTCAAGCACTACGATTACAAGTCCATTTGCAACGCATACAAGAATCATTGTGCCGCTAATGGGATATTCCTTACGCCAACTTGGGAAGAAGAGTTTATCTCTGAAATGTGCAAACAGAATACTCACTGGGGCAGATCATGTATGAGGGCTGATATGAAGAAAATACACAGGAGAAGACTTTCGTTAACTTCAGTTCTGTCTTTTTTGGGAATGATGAAAGCATGGGCGCAATCTACATTATCCGGCAAGAGTGCATTTGTAACGCAAGCAGAGGCTGAAAGAAGGGCTTCTATTTGCGCTAACTGCCCAATGAATGTTACGTTACAATTCTCATGTGGGGCTTGTATGGGTGCTGTTATTACTTTAATGAGTTCCATTATTGGGAACAGAAAGACAGAGCAAGATAAAGATTTGGGGGCTTGCCTTGTGTGTAGCTGCTCTCTAAAGGCTGCTGTTCACGTTCCAATTGAAATACAGCGCGAAGGATTAACGGACGAAATAAACCAAGAGTTTGACAACATTAAATACTGCTGGAAACGAATAGAAAAATGAACTTCTTACATGAACGAGATTTTGGTGATATTGTTTTAAGCTTGGCGGTAGTTAAGTCTGCTGCTGACAATGCGAATTACTACATTCAAAACAATCCGAAGGCAGTCAAATTGCTGGCTCCGCTTATTGAGTTTCAACCGTATATTAATAAATGCGACAGCTTTAAATCGCAGGATATTGACAAATCATTCGTTGACTTTAGGAAGCAAGGACTTCCGTGGGGAGTTCCGCTTGCATATCATCACGCAACATGGGTTAATCAGAAAACAGATTTCTCACAACAATGGTTATCCGCTCCTAAAGAATCTAAATACAACGGGACGATTATTGTTAACAAGACAGAGCGATATGCGAATCCGCTATTCCCTTGGATATATATTGTTAAAACTCTTGGAGACAGAATTCTGTTTGTTGGGCACGACCATGAGTATGAATTGTTTTGCCGCAGGTTCGGCAAGGTTAAGAGGCTTGTGATTAAAGACTATCTTCATCTTGCAACCGCGATCAATAGCTCTGATTGTTTTATCGGAAACCAGAGTTCAGCGAATTGCGTAGCAGAAGGACTAAAGCACCGCAGCATCCAAGAGGTTTGCTTGTGGCAACCAGACTGTATCTATAAACGATACAACGCTACATTCTGCTACAACGGAACTATTGATACAGAGATAGCTGGAGCTAAGATTCATATAGAACGACCAATGGGTAAAGTAAACAAGCAAGAGTCGCCTCCTGGTGGTTGGAATCTAACAATAAACGGGAAGCTATTTAATAGCTATGCACTCGACGTTGTTGTAAACCATGCAAGGAATAATGGAGTTACAGGCAAGAAACTGGAAATTGAGGACATGATAGTTGCTGAAACAATTGCTAATAAGAATCCTGACCCAATCATGGATAGGTTTGCAAATGACATTAATCGCGTAAAAGAATTGCTTGAAAATATATGAACGAGACAAGTAAGGCAATGCGTCGTAGGATGATTGAAGATGAGCTTGGGATATTCAACTGGAACCAGATTATAAGCGGAAAGGGAATTGATGTTGGGTGTGGGCCGGATAAGGTGTGGGACAATAACTGCATGGCATTTGATCAAGAGCAAGGTGACGCAAATAAAATATCCGAATACTTCTCAGATAAGTTTGATTACCTACACGCATCACAATGCTTGGAACACATGCATGACCCATGTGCTGCAATGGTAGAGTGGCTAAAAATTGTTAAGACAGGTGGGCATGCGATTATATCAATACCAGATTGGACGCTGTATGAGGGAAGAGTATGGCCTTCTCGCTATAATCCAGATCATAAAAGTACATGGAGTTTTACATTTGAGCAGAGTCCATCAAGACATCATGTGAATATCTATCAATTCTTGGGAATACTATCTCCATACTGCTACGCTAAGAGGGTAATGCTGATAGACAATAACTATAACTACAGTGTTCCTGCAAATGTAGATCAGACTTTTGAGGAATCAAATAGAGTTGAGGCATTTATTGAAATGGTTTTATGCAAAATTTAATTAGTAAATAGAACGAAATTTACTGAACGCTTGCTTCCATCCAGAGCTTGCCGTCTTATTGTTCGTATTTAACGCTTTTGTTGCTTGTGTGCTGTCTAGGTTCAACCTCTCCCTTGCGAGAGCTAATAGGCCCATTCCAGCGTCAGCAATGTCGGGTGATATTCCAAACCTTGATTTCATTTCAGACTTAGGCAGAACTTTGATACGGAGAGCTAGGTTCTTCTCTCCATTAGGGTCGAGCTTTCTCATGCACATCTCACGTAACAGGTCATCGCCAATCCCTTTGATCTGACCAGTTCGCATATACTCCTTAGCTGAATACCAAATCTCAGATACCGAGTTAACGTACCTTTCATGTGATGGTGTTGGGTCGTAGGCTGACACCGGATTATCGGAGGCTCTCCCGCCAAACTGAAGACCATACACTTCTTTTGACCATGCTACCGAGATAAAGTCTCCTAACGGACCACCAGCTCCAGACTTATCGTATCCAGCATTCTTGGGCTGAACCCCTCTAGCCAAGCACTCATTACGGAACCACTGCACAACTTGCTGTGATCTTGTCATGGATTTGTCGGTAACATCTTCACTGAATACAAGGTACTCGTCGTATTGCAGTCCACGATAGCCATGCGGTTCAGCAAGCTTTCCAACAGTGCCAAAGTATAAAACAGTTCTATCTCCTCCGTTAGTGAATGATGGATCAAGGAACGCTACCTTAACCTTGTCGTTATCAAGCCATATCGCCTTGTCAGTAGCATTAGAGTTAAGTATCTCAACTTCCGAGTATATCTGATCTGTGATACCGGCAGGACACCAGAATCCACGATACATTCGCCAGAACGAAGAAGTATTCTTGGCATCTTCTGGAATCTTATCAAAGTCTTGCGGTCCTTCCATCCATGAGTAAATCTTCTTTCTCGCAACCATGTTAGGATTCTTTAACCCATCAAAGTGCAAGCACACTCCGCGATCTGTCTTCCACTCTTCGTCATCTACGTCAATTGAATCCCATCCATCCTTAGGTTTAGCAAACTTACCAAAAGCATCTACATACGAAGCAGGGTTAGAAATTCCGATAAACTGGAACCGTTCACAACCTTTGGACAAGTTGAAGAATGCAACTTCAGTAATAGCCTCAGATAGCTCAGAAAGCTCGTCAGCTACAAATATTACGTTCTTATTGTGAATACCCTGCATCTTACCAGTAGCGTCACGTTCCTTCTTCTTTTCGCCTGGAATAAGGACAATGCCGGAAAGGTCTGATCTTTTACCTCCAGCACCAACAAAGCTAATCTTGTTTTCAGAATCAACGAGATGACCAGGAAGTGAAAGCTGTTCGCACACACCCCAGTATCTTGTTATCTTACCCCAAATGCGCTGCTTAGATGCCTTAATCGTAGTGGACGTTGCAAGAACCGTAGTGTTCTCTGGATCTGCAAGGTAGTTGATGATCGCCCAGATTGCATATGCTTCCGACTTACCACAACCGCCTGAGCCAGCTATTGCAAGATATTCATGGTCGCAGGCAGCGCGGATCATCCGTTCAGCCCAAGGATGCCAGATAAAGTTAACAGCAGCCTTGTTATCACGCTCAGGCCAAAATGCCCTCGCTATCCTTTGGAAGTGAAAGAACGTATCAACATCTCCAGTGTCTTTGGGAATTCTTTGAGTTATCTTTTCTCGGAACATAGCCAACTCAATAGCTATTTGGTGAGTTCCCTTACGCCAGTTAAACCCATATTGGTGCAAGTAGCCTTCCATTGGGTCGCCAAAAATAGGAGCAAAATTCATTGAAAAAATATTACAATAAATAAAAATTATCGCAATTAGTTATTGCAATAAAATGTAAGTGTGTTAATTTTATATTCGCAATGACACTATTACAGGAACTTGGGTTTAGGAAAACAAAGTCTGAAATTTTTATTGACGAGAAGCGTCAAGATGTAGATTTTGAAATTATTGTTAAACCAGAAGATTATGTTAACGGAATTAAACACAACCCTACAAAGTCTCCACTTGCTCTTGCGGTATCACGGGCGATTGGAGGAAGCGGATTCGTGCTTGATAGGGCAGGCTTTAAAGTTATCATTATTTCTCGCGGCATTTATGAGTATGGTTTCTTTATGCCTCGGCGGGTGTGGAGGAAGGTGAACTGCCAAGAATTCGTTGATGACAGGCATCCAGCGTCTCCAATAAGGTTCAAGGCAACATTTTCAATGCTATTTTAATATGAAGATTACAATACCAGTATCGAGGCATGATCGTCACTTGATCCCTAACCTTGTTAAATCACTTGAATCATTTAAGCCTGGGTCAGACCATGAAGTAATTATATTTGGATCACGTGAAGTTGAGCAAGATGTACTTGAGCTTGATAAGAAGATTAAACATTTGTTTGACGCATCTGAGACTCTAATTATTGATGACACGATGCTTGGCTGGCCTATGTCGTGCAACTTCTATTTCCAGCAACTATGCCGTCATATTGCCGGAAAGAAAGATGCTGATGCATTCATGTGGTTTGAACTTGATACAACAATCCTAAAGAACAATTGGCTTGATATTATATCCGCTGAATACTATGCAGATACAACAAAGGCCGTTAAAGAAAAGCGCAGTCCCCGTATTTATCTAGGTGCTAAAGAGCGCGTGTACGAGGGAAAGAACGGAGAGCTTCTACCAGAATCTCTTGCTGGTCAACGCATGGCTCCAATTGGAGTGTATTCTAAGGAAATCTGTCTTTCACCTGTACTGAACTCAATGTCAATGTCCAATAGGCATTGGACTCATATCATCCAGTGGTATGTTGTTAAGCAATTAAATGACTCAAATTTAATTCAAAATAATTGGCGTACAAAAAACTATCGCCATGAAGGTGAAAACATTGTATGTGATTCAGATGCCAATTTAGCTTGGGATATTCATTGGAATAAACCAGTGGATAAAAGTGCTGTTCTTGTGCATGGTTGCAAAGATAGTTCTTTATTTAAGTTATTGTTGGACAATAGTAATGATGATATGAAAATGATAAAAAACCTTTCAGTTGAAGACGCTGAAGACATTATGGAAGATATCGAAGATGCGACATACTCTGATTCAGAGCCGCAATCTAAATCATATAAACAACGTAATAAGTCTTCAAAGAAAAAACAAAAGGAAACTGAAGAATGAGCGATGTATTAGAAACACTTTCCAATAACGGAACGCCTCCTGTTTCGCGTATTAAAGATGCTAAGTCAGCCTATGAGATTTGGGAGACACTACGACGAGCGGATGCCGTTTCTGCTTTTGATCGCAGCAAGATTGATGCTGCGTATGACAATGAACGACCATACGACGAGAGGGCATTGATTAATGCCGGACAATCATATCGAGTAAACGTATCTTGGGGATTTGCAAAGCAAGTCCTTGATACTGCGATGGCGGGATATACGGATATTATTAATGCGCCGCAAACATTCTTTTCATGCCCTACACTTTACGGATCACAGACTGAGCAAGATGAACTTTCTCAAGTTGTAGCGCAAGAGGTTACAGCAGCAATCCGCTCTTGGAGAAACTTCTTTCCAACATATTTAAGGCTTTGCAATAGCTTTATCAAACATGGTGTTGGAGTTGTAATGTTCAATGATGAGTGGGATTGGCGCTGGAAGTCTACGGATATGTCCGACTTTAAGATTCCTCGTAAGACTGAGATTGGTCAAGACAACATCGACGTTGCCGCTTGCTTGCGTTTCTATAGCCCCACACAGCTTTATCAGTTGATTAAAGATGAGGAGACTGCAAAGATTCATGGATTTAACATTGAGGTTTGTCGTAGGGCTATCATCCAGTCTGTAAATAATAACAACAATTATTATAACTTTAGGCAATACGACTGGGAAAAGCTAGAAATGGAATTGAGGAACAATGATTTGTTCTTCACAACTCAGGCTGCTAATCAACAATCAATTCGCGTTGTTCACCTTTGGGTTACTGAGTTTGATAATCGTGTATCACATTACATGATCAATGACGACAATTCGGTTCAAGATTTCCTATACAAGAAAGTAGGTCGGTTTGAGAATAGCTATCAAGCCTATACCGTATTCACATATGGAGTTGGAACTAATGGATACTATCATGGGGTTCGCGGGCAAGGGTACGATGTCTTTGCAATCAATGGCGCGTTGAATCGCGCATACTGCTCGTTGCTGGAGATTGCATCATTTGGTTCTGCCCCTACGTTCCAGCCGAAAGATGAGACTGCTTTGCAAGAGATGCAGTTCATTCCAAATGGAATCTATAATTTGCTTTCACCAGGAATTGACGTGATTAAGGATACTATAGTTCCCAATGTATCAAGTGGAACGCTTCCAATCGTCAGTGCATTTACTCAGTTGTTCCGTGAGCGCACATCAAGCTATAATACCGAGTCGCTAGTTAATACATCCATTGAGAAGTCAGCAACACAAGTACGCGCTGAACTTAGCAATATTGCTAAAATGAGTGTGTCAAGTTTGAACTTATTCTTTGACCCGTGGGAATCACTTATGCGTGAGATGGTTCGTAGGATGAAGCGTAAAGACTACGATGCACGTGAACCTGGTGGCAAGTATGTCGTAGAACTTCACAAGCGTCTATTGCGTAGAGGTTCAGAATCATTTGGAGCCAAGGATAGGTATCTCGAAGCATTCTTCAATCTTGATGTTGATAGGCTTCGCATTACCAAACCAGTTGGCGCGGGATCAGAGGCTGCTCGTATGGTTTCATTTGATCGACTCATGGGTATCTTTGGTAGTCTTCCAGACTTTGGTAAACAAAACCTTATTTGGGATATTGCATCTGAGACTGCTGGTTATGAGAATGCCGCACGTTATGCAACGCAGCCTGGAGAGTCTGATCGCCCAACCGTTGATGCATCAATTGCACAAATTGAAAACAATCAACTAATTGCAGGCAGCAATATACAAGTCATCGATGGTCAGAACAACCTTGTTCACGCAAAGATTCATACGGAAGCACTTAATCCGCTGGTATCGCAAGCTCAAGAATTGCTTGAACTTGATCCAATGCAGTTGGCTCCTATGCTTGGTGGAATCAATGCGCTTAACGCACACGTTGCACAGCACGTTGAATTGCTGTCTCAAGACCCACAGATGCGTAGTGAGTCTGCAATGTTCCGTCAGGTTCTTCAGAACGCAGATGAGATTCTACACAATGGAACTTTGAAGGTTCAGAAGTTAATGGGAGAACAGCAACGTCAAGCAATGATGCAAGGGCAAGATCAGCAAGAGCAGCAACCACAAATTGATCCGGCTGTTTTGGCTAAAATTGATTCGGAGCGAGCAGTCCGTCAGGCAAAGCTTGAAATGGATATGCAAACTCACCAACAAAAAATGGTTATGAGACAACAAGAAGCTTCTCAAAAACTAGCATTACGTGACGCAGAGGTAGCGAGCAAAATTCAAACACAAGGCATAAGAGCATGACACAACGACAACTATTTCAATTAAACTCTGACAAAGTATCAAAGCTAGAATCAATCTTAGAGACACCAGTATTAAAAGAAGCAATTACTATCGTAAGGCAAGAATGCTCACCTAAAGCCCCTACTGATATTGAGGCAGCAAAGACAATTGGAGCTGAAGAGTTCTTTAATAAACTTGTTCTTCTTACTAAAGTTAATCAAAAGAGATTGAATGATTTGGACAAAGAGTATATAGTCCAAGCTCGCAGAAAACTTTTGTCCACCGGATTATATACGGAGGATGAAATATTGGAGGCAGAACGCCTATCAATGGAAACAAACAATCAATCGGAGTAATATTATGATGAAAGAAAAAGAAATGTCAGCTAAACCAATGGCAACCAAAACAACGTCAACTATGGGTAAAAAGACGAGCGTTTCAACCAAGAATAAATCTTGGGGAGATCGTCATCGTGTAGGTATCAAGAAATAAAACATATGTCCGAACAAGCACAAGAAGCACCAGCAACAACAGATTCAGCAATTTCCAATCTTAGGAGTGCGCTAACATCAATTGCAAACAATGACCTATCAGTCCAGCCGCCTAAAGAAAGCAAGCCTATTGAGCCTACTCAAGCTGCTACAACAACGGAAGCCAAGCAAGAACCACAAGCTCAGTCTGAAGGAGGAGGAGAGAAGCATAAAGCTGAAGTTGTTAGTAAAGATGTTCAGTCCGAAGTAGAGCCATCTGAAGATAAGGCGAAGATTCGCTGGAAGGAACTTAAGCAAGCTGAGTATGATTTAAAAAACGCACAGCGTGAACTGGCTGAATTAAAAGCTAAAGGAGATGAGTATCAGCAATCGGCTAAAGAAGTAGCTGAACTTAAAGAGCAGCTTGAAGCAATTCAGCAAGAGCGTGAAGAGCTCGATGGCGAGCTGTATATGTCTAGGGTTCAGTCAACACGCGAGTGGAAGCAGTATATTACTGAACCGTTAAATCAAATCATCCAAGACGCCGAGTTCTTTTCTAAACGGAATCAGACTGATACTGGTGATTTAATTGACGCGCTTCAAGCTGACAGCAACGGTGATCCGGCTAAACTGGAATCGGTAATTGCAGATTGGTCTGAGCGTGACAAGACAAAGGTATGGGCATTAGCCGATAATCTTTTGCAGATCGAGAAGCGCAAGTCTGAGCTTGAGTCTAACTCTAAAGCTGCGTATGAGGCATCAATGGAGCGCAATAGCAAGGAACAACAAGAGCAGTATCAGCAATATATTGCTCAACGTGAAACTGCTGTGAGCGAAGTTTTGCCAAAGATTAGCGAGAAAGTATTTAATTTATTGCCGGAAGACAAGCGTCCAGACATTAATAAGCTTCAAAAAGAAATCATGGGTTACGATGAGTGGCCTGAGAACCTTAAGGTTTATGGCATCCTTGGAGCAACTGTTCTTCCAGACTTGGTTGATCAAATCTCTTCATTGCAGAAAGAGTTGAGTGAAACAAAAGAGAATAACGTCAAGCTTCGCGGCGGCACTCCTGCTGCTGCTGGTGGAAATTCTCCCAAAACTCCAACTGAGACAGCAAAGTCAGTTGACTATACTAAAGTAGATACAGATGATTTTGTTAAAGGTCTTGTAAGTAGGATTTCCGGATAGCGTTGCATTTGTGTGTAGAGTGAATAGGGCGGGATTAAAAACCCCGTCCTATTTTTTTTATTATTGTTAAAAATAATTCTTGCATACTTAAATAATGTAACGTATTTGTCGAAGTGCAAGTTGTAGGACTTGTTTAAAAATCTTACACGGATCGCTGATTCCTTAACATTAGTAAACAAACCGAGCTTATAAATCCGAAAGGTCTTTGATGTGGCTCACCAAAGAAAAAATGAACCGAACTATAGTTGGCAACTTAAACGCTTTTGTAGTTCATAAACTAAATCAAATTTAAAAATATAAATTATGTCACAATATAATCTCGCTGATGTTAACAATCAGCTCCAACAAGAAGCCGGACGTATCGGTGAAATGATCTCCGCAAAACTTATCGCAACTGACCCTTGGAATCGTCTCGTCAAACAAGACACATTCCCTGCTGGAATGGGCGAATCCATCCAGACCCTCATCCAAGAGCGCACAACCGTTCCTAACGCATCATCGACTGCGTGGGAAGACGTTGGAACTAACGATGGGACCGGCAACACTTGTAACCCAACTCCACAAGTTGTTGAGTTTGCACGTACCCTTAAGAGCTACAACCTCCAACAGTCGGCTATCCGTTCCCCAGGTTTCTGCGTGAACGATCTTCGTACTGCATGGAAAGCTGAAGAGCAGCTCGCAGGTGAAGTCAAAGTTCTCAAAGAGAACAGCCAATGGTTCTGGAGCAACCGTTATCGTGATGAGTTCTCTCGTCTCGCTGGCAACAAAGTTGTCACAGACGTTAACGACACTTTGGCTATGTCCACAAGTGGATCAAACCAAGCCTTCCCAGCGGCAGCTCCTGCATACGCTCTTGACCAAGGTATCCTTGATCAGTTCTATCTTGATCTCTCCCGTGATGCGGCTGAGGGTCATTATGCAATGGTTGACGGTGAGCCACAGTATGGTTTAATCTGCTCGCCAGAAACAAGCAACTACCTAAAGAAACAGAATGCCGATATCCGTCAGGATCTCCGCTTCTCCTCACAGGTTGACGAGCTTATCAAGCCATTCGGCGCTGCATTCAGCTACAGCGGATACGTCCACTTGGTTGATCGTCAGGCTCCTCGCTACAACTTCGTTGGTGGTGAGTTTGTCCGTGTGCCATTCTTCACTACTGCCCCAGCTAACACTGGCAACAAGGCTGTTGTGAACCCAGCATACCGCTCTGCCGCTTATGAAGTCAGCTTCATCTACAACCCACACGTCTATACCTCACGTGTTGCTCAAGTGATCACAAGCCCAGGTTCCGGCCTGAAATTTGATCCTGTCAACTATCGTGGTGAGTTCATGTGGATTAACAACAAAGATAACGCCAACAACATCCTTGGTGTTAATGGTTACTTTTACGCTCTGTTCATGCAGGGTTCCCAGCCAAAGCGCACTGAATGGGGTTATGCAATCATGCATCTCCGTTGCAGCCCAGCTACGCTGTATCAAACCTGCTCGTAAGAGCTAACGGATCAAGTGTGGGGAGGTTCTAACCCTCTCCACACTAATCTATTTTTGTAACTTTAAAGAAAGATTAATTATGCACGAAGGTAAAAAAGGCGGTCTTGCAGTTATGATTGGTATGGGTGGTAATGGTGAAGGTATGGGAAATGGAATGGATGAAGGCATGGATAAATGCTCTGAAGAAGTAATGTTCAAAGCGCCAGAGGGAATGGACGTTTCAGAGATGAAAAAAGGTGACGAGAAAGAAATTCTCGCTAAAGTTAAATATTACGGCAATGGAGAGTTTGAATTAATTTCCATAGACGGATATCCAATTGGAATTCCAGAAGAAGAAGAAATGCCGCAAGGTTCCGAGCATGAGATGAATGAGGGAATGAGTGATGATATGAAGCAAGAAGAGTCATATGCTCAAAAACTTAAATCACGCGCAGGATTGGCATAATTATGGCGCAAGCCCCAGAACATGGAGATTCTGAGCATAATCTTTTATTAAAGATAGCTGAGAATTTTGGAGTTGTTGTTAACAATAATGATTCAAAACAAGTTTTACTTTACAAGATTGCTGAGAAAACTTACGAATTAACAAATCAATCTTAATTAGAATTTAAAATTATATGGCACAACAACCGATACATGGAGATGGAAATTTAAACCTGCTATATAAAATTGCAGACAATACTTACGACATTGCTCAAGGTGGTGGTGGAAATATTGACGGAGCAACTGGAGCTACGGGACCACAAGGAATCCCAGGGGCCAATGGTGGAGCCACAGGAGCTACTGGCGCTACCGGACCGCAGGGAACGCCTGGTGGGGCTACAGGCTCTACAGGAGCAACTGGGTTAGATGGAGCCACTGGAGCAAGCGGACTTCAAGGTGACGTTGGAGCTACTGGATCAGCAGGAGCCGACGGAGCCACTGGTTTAACTGGCGCTACAGGTGACGTTGGTGCTACTGGCTTAGAAGGGGCTACAGGACTTGATGGATCTACAGGAGCCACAGGTTTAACGCCATTGATTTGTACACCGTTCCTTTCAGGTGATTATTATTTTCAAGCAGTTGGCACAACATATAATGGCCTTTCATATTCAAATATGGCATGGGGTGCTGGACAAACATTAAGCGTATATGCTCCTGATGAGGGTGGAATTATACAGCATATGTTGATCAATGCATATGATCCAATTACAGGAAACATTACTGCAACTATTACATATTCGCAAAATCCCGGATACAAAACGCAAGCTGGCGTTACGCTTTGCCTTATAGGACAAACTGGAGCAACTGGTGCAACGGGTTCAGATGGTGCAACTGGAGTAACTGGAGCAACAGGTGAAGTTGGAGCCACAGGGCTAGAAGGTGCAACTGGATTGCAAGGAAGCACTGGAGCTACTGGCGCTACAGGCGACGTTGGCGCTACCGGATTAGAGGGTGCAACAGGTTTGACTGGCGCAACTGGCCCTTCTGTATTGTGGAATTTTCTAGGTGCATGGGATAGCAGTTTGCTGGTAAATCTTGAGGCATTTTACAAATTAAGTGATACGTCTGATTCTTCTGGGAACGGAAATACCCTTACTAATATTGGAGGAGTTACTTTTGCACCCGGTAAAATTGGAGATGCCGCTATCCTCGATGGTTCAACTCAACTTTTGTTTACCACAATTCCACAAACTGTCAGTGAATTGACAATTTCTGCGTGGGTTAAAGCATCAATTTCTCAACAAGATTGGGCCTGCATAACAGACGTTGGTAATAGCGAGTTTAATTTATTTTCTCAAACTGATGGAAGTGGAATTTTGTCATTGTACGCTGGAGGTGGTGTTAATGCTACATCATCTAGTATTTTAGATAATACTTGGCATCACGTTCTTGCGACTTGTAATGCTATTGGAGATTTAAAAGTTTACGATAATGGGACGTTGGTTTTAGATGGTGTTAATATTGGATCAACTTCATTTGATTTAAGTTCAGTTGGATTTTTTATTGGAGCAGATTCTGTTCCAAGCGCAAACACGTTTTTGAACGGACAAGTTGATGCAGTAGGTATCTGGGGTCGCGCATTAAACAATGCAGAAATAACGCTTCTTTACAATGGTGGATCAGGTTTGGAATTACAATCTCAAACTTACAATGTTGGAGATGTAGTTACATATGCTGGAGAAACATGGTACTGCATTCAAAATGCGCCATCTGGTTTTGGCCCATTCGGAGCATACATTGACGTTTATTGGACTCTGATTGCACAGATGGGAGCAACTGGTTTGACAGGTGCAACAGGCGTTGGCGCTACCGGATTGGAAGGCGCGACTGGTTCCACCGGATTAGAAGGCGCAACCGGACTAACCGGAGCAACTGGAGAAATTGGATCAACAGGTATTCAGGGAGCTACTGGAGATGCTGGAGCAACTGGCCCATCAACTACAGTTTTTGATAATGAAATTCATGTCAGCAAAGATGGAAACGATACAACTGGTGACGGAACTTTAATTAATCCAGTATTAACAATTACCAAAGCACTCACATTGGTTGGTGCTGGAAAGAATACTGTCATTGTTCATCCGGGTGGATACACTGAAAATCCAACCGTTACATCTACTAACACTACGATTACAACATATGCGTTAACAGGCGCAAATACAATTGTTTACGGAACACTTACCATAAATGCTGCCGCTCGCATTTCCGGTTTAAAGATGAGCAGCCTAACAATTGCTGGGTCTGGCAATGCATATATCTCAAATTGCACTGTAGATACACAAGTTATTAAATCTGGAACAAATTATGTTGAAATAATTAACAGTGAACTACAATGTACATCTGGAATTCAAATCACAGGAGCTGGAACTGTTTCAATTATAGGAAACAAATGTTGGGCAGTTGCAGTATCAAATGCTGCCGCAAGTGTTTTGATTAAAGACTCTTTTCAAGTTATTGCTCCAAGCGTAACTGCCGGAAGTTTGCAATTTGATGGTTGTGCTATTTTTGCAGCAGCGCCAACAACAAATGCAGTAACGTCAAGCGCAGGAACCAACATTACGCTTGCAAATAGTTTTGTGCTAAATTCAGCAGCAAACAGTGTCGAGCGAGTTAGTTTGGCGGGATTTTACAGTATTCTGAATCTTGTTTACGATAAAGTGAATTCAACCTTTACAGGAACAAACTTAAATCCCGTTGACTACTTCAGTGTCATCAATGCGGACACTCTAAATTTAACAAACGATTTAAGCGTTGCAAACGGAGGTACTGGTGGTTCTGACGCAGCTTCCGCCAGAACAAATCTTGGAACCGCAGCAATTGCTGATGTTCAAATCTTTACATCAAGCGGAACTTGGACAAAACCAGCAGGAGCTAAATCTGTTGATATTCAACTATTAGGCGCTGGAGGAGGTGGTGGCGGTGGAAGAAAAGGCACTGTTGCATTAACTGCAAAATCTGGTGGAGCTGGCGGTGGTGGAGGATCATACTTAAAAGTATCGGTTCCCGCATCAGTTTTAAGTGCTACTGAATCCGTTACGATTGGAGCTGGTGGTTCTGGTGGGGCAGGAAGTGCGGTAAATGGTAATGGTACGGCTGGTAACGCTGGAGGAAATACAATTTTTAATTCATTGATTTCCAATGGCGGTCTTGGTGGTGGAGGTGGAGCAACTATATCCGCCACTGGAGGATTTGGACTTTTAAATGCAAATAATGGAGGTAGTTCAAATTTGACAACAGTTGGAGGAGTTGGAATTCCATCATCTGCCTCATCAATATTTCAATATGGTGGAGCTGGTGGAGGTTCTGGAGGAACAATTACTGTTGGTGGCGCTCCATTTGCAGGTGGCGCTGGAGGCAGATCAAATGTTCTTGATTTTGCTGGAGGTGCATTTGGATCAAACACTGGAGCTCCAGGGGGAGCTGGAACATCTAATACATTAGCATCAACAGGATTGTTTGCAGTTGGTTCTGGCGGTGGTGGAGGTGGCGCTGGCCTTGCTGTTTCTGGTGGGGATGGTAATTCTGGCGGGTTCCCAGCAAGTGGAGGTGGCGGTGGTGGAGCAACTGAAAGCGGAGCAACTTCTGGAGTTGGTGGCGCTGGCGCAAATGGTATTGCAATTATAACAACTTATTTTTAATTATGATACAACGATATGCGGTTTTAAACTCAGAAGGTGGATGGCTAGAAAATACAATTCTTTGGGATGGAAATATTAATACATGGCAACCACCATCTGGTAATTTTGTTAAATTAGAAAGAGAAGTAAATCTTTCTTTGCTTCCGGAACATCCCAATATTTTAAATGATCCAGTTGAAAACTTCCTTGACATTGAAGTCGCCGGATCGTATTAACTTTCATTGTTGATGAAAATCAATAGTGGTACAAGAAAACACGCAATACAAAACAAAACTAAACAAAATAGAATAAAATAATTATGCCTAATAACGACATCAATCGCACACGTTTCTCTAACCGCCATCGTCTCCTCGGTGATCCAGCAGGATCTGGAGCACCAACAACAGCACTTACTGCTGAGTTGGCACACAACGAAAATGACTCAATCCTCTATATCGGAACTGGTAATGACGGAGCTGGTAATGCTACCGCCATCATCCCAATTGCTGGTGAAGGTCATTTCTCGACACGTACTTACGCCGAGTCTTTGACTGGTGGAGTTCAGTCTTCACTTGACGCAGAAGTTACTGCGCGTGAAGCAGCTATAAATAGCCTTACAGGACGAGTGGACGCGATTGTATCCAACACGGATGCAGCGGCCCTCGACTCTCTTTCGGAAATTGTTACCGCTTTTCAAGCTGCTGACGGTGACCTAAGCGGAATGATTTCTGCTCTTGGCACATCGGCAACTTCTGCCATTGGTGCAGAGCGCACACGCGCCGAAGCCGCTGAAGCCGCTCTTGCTTCGGATATTTCCGACGAAGAAGCCGCTCGTATTGCTGCTGACGACCTACTCGCCAGCGACATTGCTACCCTCACAAGCCGCGCCAACACTAACGACACTCGCAGCACTGCTATTGAGACTGCCGCAAGCGCCCTTGAGGGACGTGTTAGTGTAGCTGAAAGCGACATCGTTGCGATTGAGAACGCTGCTACTACCTTGACTGGTCGTGTTAGCACACTTGAGAGCGACCTTGCTAGTGAAGTTAGCCGCGCTGAAAATGCAGAGGCTGAACTCGCAAGCGACCTTGCTGACGAGGTTAGCCGCGCTCAAGCCGCTGAAGCCGACCTAGCCAGCGATCTCACTGATGCAGTGTCCTCGCTTCAGTCCGATATTAGCTCTGAGCAATCCCGCGCTGAGTCTGCTGAGTCCGCTCTTGCTGACGACATCGCTAGCGAAACTTCGGCCCGTGAAGCTGCTGTTTCTGCGGAAGTTACTGCACGTCAAGCCGCTATTTCTGCGGAACAAACTGCACGCGCCGCCGCCATCTCTGCTGAGACGACTGCGCGTGAGTCAGCTATCTCTGCTGTCAACAGCCGAGTTGATTCAGTACTGAGCAACATTGATCCAGCTGCCCTCGATTCCTTGACGGAGGTTGTCAATGCCTTTCAATCGGCTGATGGTTCCATCACGGACACGATCACAAACTTGACTGCTAGCTCTGCTGCTGCTGTTCTTGCTGAGAAAACACGCGCTGAAGCCGCTGAGTCCGCTCTCCAGACTGCAATCGACAACGAAGTTTCTGCACGTCAAACAGCTATCTCCGATCTCGCATCTGAAATCGCTAGTGATATTGCAGACGAAGTTTCCGCACGTTCCGCTGCGATCTCTGCGCTCCAAACCGAGCTTGACAATGAAGTTAGCCGCGCTGAAGCAGCCGAAGCTCAGTTGACAAGTGATCTTGCTGATGAGGTTTCAAACCGCACGGCAGACGTTCAGAGCGTTCGTGACGTTACCGACAACCATGAAGGTCGTCTTAATTCTGCTGAAAGCACGATTGCTGGCCTTGGAACCATGTCGGTTCAAAACTCGAACAACGTAAACATCACTGGTGGTAGCATCAGCGGTGTTAGCCTCCAAGCTTCCAGCATGGAGATCAGCGGTGCAGGTTCTACTGCCCTCTACGTCGGTTCTGCTGGTTCTGTTGGTATCGGAACTGAGTCTCCTGCAACTGCGCTCGACGTTGTTGGCTCGGTGACTGTTTCGCAAAACATCGTCGGTTCTGGAACTAGCACACTTACTGGGTTCATCCTCGGTGGTGGAACGTTCTAATTTGAACTACTAAAAATCAATCCCCCTGTCATTGCACAACGCAGTGGCAGGGGGTTATTTTAACAACCTTTTTTAAAAAATATATTATGGCACTTACAGACAATCTTATCGCTTTTTACGGACTTTCAGACCTCACCGACTCGTCTGGCAACAATAGACATCTAACTCCCAATGGTGATGTTTCATTTGTTACTGGAAAAACAGGCAATTGTTTTCAAGCAGCAGGCCCAGGTGGATATTTAACAGCAGAATTTGACGGATCAAGTTGGAATGAATTTTCACTCAGTTTCTGGGCAAAGGTTACTGCTGAAATGTACCCGAATATTATCTATCAGATGGACATTTTTGGCCCAAACAATATGCCAATTGGTTATGTTGAAGGGTTGGATTTGAGGCCGTTTGGATTCTCCCACCAAACGAATGCGGTAGTAAACGAGTGGAATCACTTTGTTATTTCTGCTAGTAATTCAAACGCGACAATTTACAAAAATGGAGCAATTTTTCCATGTCCAGATTTGAATTTCAACGACTTTACTCTTGTTATAAATGGGATTAAAATTGGAACTTCTGGAGAAATGCAACCATCCAATATGCAAATTGATTCTTTTGGTATTTGGAATCGTGCGTTAAGTGGAACGGAAGCAATCGAGTTGAACAATAATGGTTATGGTGGAGAAATCGTAAATGGAGCATGGGTTCCAACTCCTCCTCCTCCAACGCTTGTCAAATTGCAAGCTCCTGTTAAGTTTTTCGGAAACGTTAAATTTGGAGTCTAAATAAAATGCCGTCTGTAACTGAAATCCCATCACGAATCCTCCCATTGCAGAGCTTAATCCCTGGTGCTAAACCAAGCACAGCGCAGTGGATTGAAAGAGAGATAGCGATCAATGTTACAGACGGCAAAATTTACGTTCGCGTTGACGAAGACCCAGTTCTCGTTGCCGAGCGCATGCCAACTCCTCCCAGCGATCAAGGGACGTTTGTTCTCAAGGTTGTCAATGGGGTTTATACTTGGGTAGAGGAATGAAACACTTAATTCCAATAATTCTAATTGCTATTGCTGGATGCACTTCAAGTCCTCCAATAGATCAACCTGAGTTTGTTGGAAAGTATAAGAACGCTTGTTTACCAGAGGCAATCGCCATGACGCAAGCGCTGAAGCAAAGCGGGATTCAAGCCAAAGTTCTTATCGTCAACACACCTAAATTCAGTCACGCATTGACGTGCTATCTATATCCAGTTGGTAAAAATAAACTTTGGGTTTGGGACTCATATTGGAAAAGCATGAACCTCAGAGCGTGGTGGGATAATTCTGACTCTGTAGCAAAAGAATGGTTGAAGTGGTGTACAACTGATACTAAACTCGTAAGTTCACAATTTTTAAACAATTAATAATATATGTAATAATATGGATACTAACTCTTTTAACGCTGGAATAACTGGAATCATGGCAACCGCCGCATCGGTGGGAATCTCTCTGCTCCCTGAGATTGAGGCTTGGCTTAGAGT